ATCCTTTACTTTACTATCAAAATCTTCTCTGACCTGATCGTACTTTTCATAATCTTTTATACTTTTAAGTCCTAAATTTTCTACTATTTGAGTTACAGTACCAGTTTTAAGTTTTTGTGCATTTCCCAATTTATTCTGAGCAGATCCTTTTGACATTTCAGATATTTCTTTACCGTCTAATGCCTCTCCATTGTCTATTTTTTTCTTAATCTTACTTCTATCTGATTCGTCACCTGCGTAAGCTTCTGAATAGTATATAATTGAGGGATCGTAAGCAGGATCTAATGCTTTTAGGTTTTTTTGAAATTCTTCATTATAAAATTTATTAGCTTCTTTTATAACATCATCTGCAGATTTTTTTTTCTTTTTTAAATCTTCGTCAATTTCTTTCCCTGTTAATTGGCCAGAACTTACCATTGCGCTTTCTTGCTCTTTAAATTTAGCTCTATCAAAAGCCCCCTCTCCAGATTTAAAAATTGGAAATTCTGATCCTTGTGTTCCTGTTTCTCCTGCCAAAATATTATTTTATTTTATATACCTAAAAAGCCAAAAAGTTAACTTTTTGGCTTTGAAAATGAAAATGCTTCTACTAAATCACCCTGTTCTGATTTCTTATTCTCCCTTTCTATTTTTTCGTTAAGCTTATCTATGTATAGCTGATATTCGTAAAATGGAAGAGATTCTAAATTATCTATCGAAAGTTTAAACTCCTCCCAGAGTCTAAATTTAATATCAAAATAGTTGCTCAAGGATATTTGAAATAATGAAAAGGGATCTGTATCCTCCGGGAAAGGAAATCTCTGCTGTGACCTCCCCATCACAGCTTTCACATTTTGTATAAATCCTTGATTTTGTTGCAAAGTTAATTTTTTCACTTATCTGATCTGCTATTGAGAATTGTAAAGGAGTCCATTCTGTAGATCCTCTCTCATATTGGTCGTATAATCTTTCATCTAAACCTCTCCAGTCAGGAATTATAAACGAAGCCACTTTTGCAAAGCTTTCATCGTATTTTTTACCTTTCCTTCTTTTCTCTGATAGAATTCTTCTACATACTGTGGTAACACCAATAGTCGGAATGTACAAATCCATTTCTGCACTTCCGTCTTTAGGTATAAACTTGAATGAATATGAATCTTTATTGTATCTTTTTAATATTTCAGGATCAACAACAAAACTATCCAATAGATTAGATTTTAATTCTATCATATCAGGAATATTACATTCTTCCTTAGTACAGTTTTTTGTAATAGGTAATAAGATTCTATTCTCTCCTTTTAAGAAAGTCATATCTCTTATTGACATAATAATAAAGAATCTATCTTCGTACCATAGATCATATGATTCAAGAATACCACCACTCCAACGTATTTTCATACATTTTTCAATGATTGCATTTAATTTATCATCTAGATCTAATCTATCGCTGTCATCTACTGTGGAAAATTGTCTGATTTCTGTAACCTTAGCTGATTTAATAGCAATCTCAAATCCTTCAGGATATCCGAATCCTTTTGAGGGTAAAGTGTCTGCAGGAATATTTTTCCATTCAGCTTCCATTCCAAGAGGAGTTCTATTAACGTTAACTTTTCCTAGATTTTTTGGAGCTACATTATCAGATGTTGGTATCCATTCAGGAATTGTTACATTTTCCACATCTGGATCGGGTTCTTCTATTCTTTGCTGAGCATCGTACTCGAACTTAGATTTAGCTTCTTTTTGGTTGAGTTCATTTAGAAGCTCATCGTCAAAATTGTCAATCATATTTTTTTTCTTATATTTCTTTTACTCCTGTTTTCTTTTTAGTTTCCTATTCGACGATAAAAAAAAGTAAAGACCAAAGAATAATCCCGAAAGGAAATAAAAAATTGCGACAGTATGCCAATAGGAATGTGTCCATTTCATTAATGCTGCAAAAAGGATATCGAATCCGAATGGATTGAAAAACGTTGCTAGGATTAAGCAGATTGAGGCAAGTCTTCTTTTCTGTTTCTGAGTCACACTCGTCGTCCATATTATTTTAAGATTGCCATTCTTGTAAGAAATAATATCAAACAAAAATGGAGACTTTGTTGAGTCTCCATTTATATATTCCCTTGATTTTTTTTAGTTAAAAACGTCTTCGAAATAGTCAGCTCTAAATGAAAGAGCAACTTTATAAGGTGTTGTTCCGTTGGTGTAATCTAAATCCATTGCTTTTATTTGATCTGTTGGAAAGCAATTTACTAATTTGATTCTTCTAAATACGTCTCCTTCTTTATTGAATATTGATACAAGTATATAAGTTCCTCCAGCATATGTAGTTTTAATACCAGTAGCACCCGTTAAAGGATTATAGATTAAATCTGACCACTGACGCATAGTTTTAAATACGTAGTTACTGTTATTATCGTCTAAGTTAGTTTCAAATTCAATTCTAACTTTTACCCCTGTATCATCAACTGCTCCACCTGCATATCTTCTTCTTGAGAATTTATACCTTTGCTCCATTACTCCTGGGTTTTTATCAACTGATAAACCGGAAACGGAAAGTACATTTTCTACTAATAAAGATCTTCCTCCGTTTCCTTGTGGAAGAGCTACACCAACAGGAGGCTGAATAATAACCTCGAATTGATTAAGATATACTGGTTCGTATAATTGAACTGCTGCTTTTGCTGAGCTAAAATGTGGTAATCCTGCCATTTTGTTTTATATTTATATAAATACGTCATCGAAATAATCTACTGCCCATTGTACATCAATTTTATAAATAGATGCTTGAGTATAGTTTAATCCCATTTCTGTTATAGGTGACATAGGGAAACAATCTTTAAGATTAATCTTCCTGAAAATATCCCCTTGCTTATTAAAAACATTAATTAAAATATTTCCTGTGTAATCTTTTTTAAGCCCCATTGCCCCTGTAATAGGATTATAAATTAAATCCGACCATTGACGAAGTATTTTAAAAACATACATCGAATTATCATCATCAAGGTTAACTTCGAATGATATTGAAACATCTAAACCAGTTCTTTGTGGAGCTGCTCCAGAATAGTATCTTTTAGCAAATTTGTACTGTTGAGTGATCTCTCCAGCACTTTGATCTACTTGTAAACCCGAAATATTGGTCACCTGCTCTAAAAGTATATTTCCGCTACCAGGATTTCCTTGTACTGATATAACACCAGTAGGAGGTGAAATAGTCACCTCGAACTGATTAAGGAAAACTGGTTCGAATTTATTAACCGAAGCTTTCGAACTTGAATAATGTGGTAATCCTGCCATGTCTTTATTTTATATATTTTTCTCTCTGATTTACTCTCAAATTTATTAGCTAAATTGCGCAAATCCTCCAGAAGCAATACCACCTGTTCTAGTAACTGTCATTCTATTAATAAACTTATGAATACCTCTTGCAGGTTCAATGATTACATCGATAATACCGATATTTTGATCAATGATTGCAGGAGTATTATTAGAAGAGTCCATAATAGTTAAGTAGTTATAGATACCTCCAACAGATCTTACTCCAGTTAAATAGTTGTCTACTAATGTTTTGATTTCAAGTCTTACATTGTCTTCGTTGAAGTCAAACACATAGTTAGAAAGTATTTCTTCTATTGCAGATTCAACAGTGATTAATAAGTCTCTAACGTGTAGGTTATTAAATGCTGAGTTAGTTCTTTGGTAGCTTGTTTGGTTACCGTAGATAACAATACCAACACCTCTTTTTCTGATGATTGGATTGATACCGAATGGCTCTAAGTATTCTCTGTCTTCAATATCGAAATCATACTCAAGACCAACTAAGTTACCAGCAGAGATAATACCTCTTTTAAGACCAGCTACGATTGAATAAGGTTCACCTGTAATAAATTTACGGATAAAGTTATTAGAAACGTATGCTGATGGTGGAACGTTTAAGTTCTTACCATTTTCTCTAATTGTTAAGAATGGTGCAAAGAATCCAGAGAATTTTGCTCCTAAATCTTCATCAGGTAAAGAGAACGTGAATGAAGGATTTAAACTTAAATTACCTCCATCTGCAATATATCTAGCTTGTAAAATTGGAGCTGGATCAGTTGCAGTAGGTGCTGAAGTAAATCTAGGATCAATAGAGTCAGAGAATTTCTTCATTGA